ATGATAGTAACAGTCCATGGATCAAATCTACGATCACCTGCTACCTTAAGCTTTCTTCCAAAGTAAGGTACTTCAATAAGACCTAGTAGTGAGCTAGGCAATTGTGCAGTCTTACATAAGAAAGGCACTTTAAGATCAGCTACAGGGTTAACTGGGTTGCTGATAATCACTTGGAATAGACTTGGGCGCGCTCCACCAAAGGAAAGCTGGGCGCGAATTTCATTAATATTGAACGCCATATTTTTAATCCTCCCTTATATTAGAAACGGCCAACGATTTCTTCAAACTCTACTCCGGTACGTACTGCAACGAAGTTTAGCTGAATGAAGTTAATTGAACGAGATGGTTTTACGTAGATATCACCACGGAATTCATTTCTATCAATAACTTCTGGTGTATTGTTTGTAGTATCACATACGACTCTGAAATCGTAGATACCTCTACGACCTTGAATGTCGCGTAGGTATGGCTCTACAAGATTGCGGAATGCTGCTCTTGTAAAGTCATCATTGAACTCAAACAGAGCAGACTTAGCAGCTCTTGAGATTGCCTTTTCAAGAACAATGAACAATCTACGTACATTGATTCTGTCGAATGCTGATGGTCTTCCTAGAAGTGTCTTATCTCCAAAGAGAACAGTACCTTGACCTGGGAAGTTAACAACCGGGTTAACATCGACTTTGTAGAGTTCATCTCTATCAGCCTTATCAGGGTTATAAGAAAGCTTAATTACATTCTTAATATTACCTCTGTTAAGACCAGCAGGTGAGAACCAAGGATCTCTTACATTATCAGTACGAACACAGAGACCACCGATATCACCGTTTAGAGGAATCCAACGATACACATCATTGTATCTGTCATACTGATACTTGTGTCCTGAATCCATTACTGCATAAGAAGATGAAGAAAGACGATTTCTAAACTCTTTTACGTTCGCGAGTTCATTACCTGGTACGTTTACAGTATCGCTATTTTCCGGTGAAACAAAAGCTACGCAGTCTTTTCTGTTTTCACAGATGTTATCGATAATGTAGTTTGCTACTTGTACGCCGTTAGTGCCGGTTGCTCTTCCACCTAGAATAAGTGAAATATCAATATCTTCTGCAGATGCAAAAACATCATATGCAGTAAGAATTCTTGATACTGGTATTGCAGATTCAGAATCATCTACACCACCTGCAAAAGAGTATTTTTTAACCGATGTAGTATTTACGGCTAGTGAAGAAGTAGCAGCTGATGTGTATTCATCTTTACCTGGCCATACCCATACTGAATTGTTTTCTAGTACGTCTTTCCAGTAAATTGAACCACCTTGCTCACCTCTAGCATCTGATGCTCTTGAAACATGTGACCATACTTCTAGAATTTCACCAGCTACACCGGAAATTGCACCATCTTCATCTACGATAGCAATGTGCATTTCATCAGCAATTGATGTATTACTTACACGAGAAGCAAAATAATTTGATCTTCCAGGTGCACCATCAACACTGTTGAAATATTCCCAGTATCTAGTAGTAAGGCTATTTGAACCAGTAATTGTAGGTTCCCATGCCTCTTTTAATTTGTTAGTTTCTGCAAGTGTAATTGTTACACTGTTAGCTGTATTAAGAGTTACTGCTCTAACTTGTACAGTTTGTGTGCCAATTGATGAATTACCAATTACGATATAATCGCCTATTGCCAACTGGCTGCTGATAGTATTTGCAACACCATCTATAGTAGTATTAACGTTAAGTGTTGAGCTTCCTACAGAAATTACAGCTGTAATTGTAGATGTACTATTAGCAGTACCTACATTACCTGTATATGCATTAGCATTAGGGCATACAGAAATCTTCAATGAATTTCCTAATGCACCAGGATATTTTGCTACGAATGCAGTATTTGCACCTGAAGCTTGAATTGTTGATTTTTGAGTGCTCCAGTCAGTAGCATTCTTAACAAATACGTTAGCTGCTGAAGCGTCAGTGTTTGCTAATGCGTTATAGCTAGTGCTGTTTGCTGCTCTAGAAACATAGAGTTGGTTACCGTAAGACAAGAAATTTGCAGCGGTAAACCATGTTTCAAAATTATCGGATGTTGGTTTTCCGTAAGTATTAACTAGCTCGTTTTCAGTGGAAATTAGAACTGGCTGTTCTACTGGACCCCACTTAAAAACGCCAGCAACTGCACCTGTAGTTGTTGATACTGCAGGCACAACTGTAGTTAAGTCAATTTCTGATACGTTAACACCAGGACTTACTTGAAATGGCATTGGTTTCTCCTTTATGATAAAGTATTTTCAGTATCTAGTAAGTTTATTTATGATTTCTTAGTTTAGAAGAAATCTATCAAACTCGCTGACTGATAAAATCCTTTCAGTTGGATCATCTTCTTGCCCATCATCGATGATTCCAAAAGGAGTAAACTCTTCTTGTTCTTCTTCTATTTTTCTACGAATATCCGTATTTGAGACATCCTTAAAATAGTTCTGGCTAACCATCCATCCGAAGAGAACCAGACACATCACA